ATTTTGCCTTACATAAAGGACAGCAATTCGATAAAGTAGCCCTACTTGCTGAGGTTGAACTAATTGTACTGATTGATTTGTCAATCTTTTTACCGCAAAGTGTTTTAGAACCTTCTTTAATATGATACATTATTTCAAAAGTTTTAATGTAGGTGACAATCCAACTGCCGTATGATAAACTGCAATAGCATCGGCAACGGCTTCGTCGTGGTATTTAATATTCTTCCAAGGTACGTCATACAGTTTTTTAATAGCTTCAATCATTTCTGATTTTACGGCTGCTTTTTTACCTAATACAAACTTTTTAGAATCCATTTCGGAATACCATTCTACGGGTATTTCCAAAGTATCGGAAATAGTTTGTACCATACCTGCCACGATACCGATCATAACCGCAGCGGAAGCATTTTGGCTACCGTGTGGTGCTTCCGAAAGGATAAAATCTACTCCGTGAGTACGTATTAACCCAAGTAAGATTTTATTTATTTCGCTAATACGTCGAACGGTATCGTCTGATTTACGTATCCGTGATTTTTTATTTTCAGGTGCAGTTTTAATACAACCAGATTCAATAATTTTGCTATCCTTAATAATAGCGTAACCCCAAGCCGTAAACGAAGGATCGTTGGTTAATACGGTCAGGTGTTTATTCGTTCTTATCCTCATTACGTTTTACATATTTAATTACTGTATTCCTTTGTGATTTAGTTAATGTACTTGTATGTGATACAATTTTAAGATATTCGTTTGCAAAATCCTGTTGTGTCCATCCATCAAAAAACTTTTTTGTTGGTGTACGCATCGCCCTACGTAAATCAAAAATTTGCTTTTTCATAACAAGTCTGCTAAATATTCTTCCTTATGATATAATCGTTTTGCAATGTCTTGTAATTGTTTTTTGGCTTCTTCGGTGTCTGCTTTTTTAGCCATCTGTTCTGCCAAATACCAATCTACACAATACAAATGATTGGCGTCCTTGATTAGTTGCGCATCATTTTTTGTCATCTTTGTTTTGGTTTACGTTCTGTTTCAAATTTACTTTCAATTTCTTCCCAAAGGTCAATTACCTCGTTTCGTAATTTATCTTCAAGATTATTGGCTTCAACTTTAGCAATAGAACTTTCCATTGATATACCAAGGCTTTCACCACCGACGGTGTACATTGTATTTTTAGTAAAATCCTTGATAAATTGCAGATTCTCACGTATATCGTCTATTCCGTAGTCGAAAAGAATTGTAACCGAAGCCGTATGGTAAGGCTTCCAAATCGAAGATTTGAATACTTCAACATCGGTACGTACCCCGATTATACGTTTAACTTCCTTACCTGCAATCTTTTCTTTGATACTGATTTTTTCAGGTTTTGTCATACGCAATCGTAAGGAAGAATAAAAGCCTACGGCTTCACCACCGGGAGTTGTGTACTTTTGTCCGTACATTCCGGCATCCATATTTACACGTACCTGATTACTACATACCATTAGCAGGTTATTTTTGGTAAGTATTCGGCAAGTACGACGTAATTCTTCACTAAACTCTTTGGCACGACGCATTCCCATTTTATCACCGTCTTTGTTTTCCATTTCCATATCGGTTGACAGGGCAGCAAGGGAATCAGCCATTACACCGTTAATAGTAGTACCTTTTGGTTCCCAAGCACGGACTGATTTAAACACTTCGGTTACGGTATCGGGCGTGGTATAGTTGATTTCTTCAATATTTACGTCAAACATTTGTGCGAATTGTTTGTTTAACCGTGCTTCCGGGTCGTGAAACATTATATCACCACCTTTACGTTGAATAGCCCCTGCAATTTCGGATAATAGAACTGTTTTTCCTGCCCCTGATGGCCCGAATATTTCTACAAGAATACCGCCCGGAATGCCACCACCACGCACACGTCCACCACTAATGGCAAGGTCAAGCAACGTGCTACCCGTACTGATAACGTTAGCCATATTACCGTCATACTTACGTTTCTTTTTAGCCGGTGTGGTAGCATGGCGTTTAATTTGTTCGTTTAAGTCTGGTTCACTTTTCCGAATTCTTTTCATTTATTAATTTTTTAATAATTATATCAATGATTCGCTGTTCAAGTTTGGCATTTTTAAATTCAAGCCGTAACCTATGACAAAAAGCGTAAAACGTTGTTTTCCTAAACGGGTAATGATGCCATTCGTATAACGATTTTGCAACTATTCGTTCTATAAAATCACTTTCTGTTTCGGTACGTTTATTTTTCCATTGTTCTAAAAGGTCAAGTATCACGCTTGTTTTTGTTACACCTTCTGCAAGTGTATAAAGCAAAAGGAAGGAAGATACCTCCTTTGGTACTAAAATACCAATGAAAGTAACTTCCTTTGATCCTTCAGGATTACGTTGTTTTTTGATAATCGCCATTACTTAGCCTTTTTCTTTGCATAACATTCATTCCAGACTTCGCAATCGTCGCAATCATCATACTTGTTGGTATCCTTGCCAAACTTATGATCAAACGGACAGGTCAATTCCTTTTTTGAAGTCTTTGCAGGTTTTTCAGGTACTTTAGATTTACGTTTCCTTACAGGAGCAGGTTCGGGTTCTTCATCGTCCTCATCCTCATCATCGTCATCTTCCTCTTGATCATCATCATCGTCAGCATCCTCGTCAGCATCCTCGTCAGTATCCGTATCTTCCTCCGTATCATCATCCTCGTCTTCATCATCTTCTTCCTCGTCGTCATCATCGTCGTCTTTTACAGGTTTGCTTTTTACGTTACGTTTTGACTTAGGCTTTTCATCCTCATCATCATCGTCATCATCTTCTGCAACAGTTTCAAGAAACTTAGCCTTTAAATCTTCATAAGAAAGTACTTCAAGGCACTCGTCAAGATTAGGAATCTTATCAAGAATCTTATCCGTATATTGTTCTACACGGTCAACAAAGTCAAATCTTGAAGGTTCCGGAAATTTGTTACCTGCAAAACTGTTTTCAACAAACCTTACACGCAACGTAAACCCTTCGGTATGGTCGGGAAAAGTTTCAAACTTTTCGTCGTCTGAAAGTTGTTCTTCAAACTTTTCCTGGAACAGAAAGTCTGAAAAATCAAATAAATAAAGTTTGTTTTTGCCACCCTTCTTTTTATCGTGTACGATAATAGCGTAAAGATTACGGTCGCTTGTACCTAATGCTTTAATTTCGGCATCGTCACCGTCAGACTTACGAAGTTTTTCACGGTACTCACAGATAGGGCATTTCTTACCAAAGGTAGTTGGACATACGTAACTACGTGGTTCTGCTCCGATACTACGGTGAGTTTTAAACGGGCGTTTGTACCAAAGCGTTCCGGGCATTGCAATTTCAAAATCGGGGTCACGGTCAGGGTGTTTTTTGTCGGTAACGGTGTATGGCATAATATCCATATCAACTCTTGTATCGGGTTCTGGTTTGAAAACTTCAACCCCTTCCGGTAACTTTAAGTACGAAAACGACGAACCACGCTTACGTGCATCGGCATTTTTACGGGTTTTTCCACGAAAACTACTCTTACTTTTTTTCATAATTAAATTAAATTAAAAATTAACTTCTATTTAAACGAACACGTGTGTTAATTTCTTGTCTTTTTGCTTGTTTCAATTCTCTTTCTTTACTTAAATTCCTTGCAACCGATGGTCCTGCAAAATATTGCTGACCGTGTAATATTACAAGGTTTTCTAATGCTGCCTTACGAGTAAAGGAAATTTCATTCTTTACAATTTCAGCATCATTACATTCCTTTAAGGCATCCAACCATTCTTCTTTTGCCTTAATATGACGTTTATCACGACGGTAATAGGCTTCAATATCTGCTGCGTTAGGTTTATCCTTATTACAGCATTTAACCGGATCATCGTTAGCTTCTGCGATAAGTTGGGAACGAATCAATTTAATGTATTCTTCTGCCCGTGTAACCTTATCTTTACAAGCTGACCAATACCTACCATACCTAACAGCAAGTTCTGCCTGTTCCAGCCACTCAACGTCAAGGGCAGTTTCATCAATACGAATATCTTTTTCGTAATTCATTTGAATTAATTTTTATGAGCACGTTTAAGTTTTTCAGCAAGTAATCTTCTTGTAACATCAGTATCTTCAACATACCAAGCGTTTAACATCAATTCAGTAGCACGTACAAATCCTTCACACCAAATATCTTGATCAGTAGAATTTGGGAATGGTGGGTTATCTTCTGGCTCACCTTGTGGGCAAAGTTCTTTTGCAAGTTTAAATAATGGATTCATTTTCTTTTACGTTTTAACAATCGTTTTAAAGATTTTGCTTCGTCAATAACTAA